GCGGTACCGTAGTTGTTGGAGATCTTGTACTGCGTTAGACCTTGGTTATCGTAGTTACTGCCGACTTTGCCGACAGGACGAAAACCAAAAGGCTTATTAACGTTAGCCATTTGATTCTTCCTTAAAAAGTTTAGTCTTCGGCCTTACGAGGGCCACCAAAAGTAACTCGTGACTGGCGCTCCGGTTTGACAACACGCATAGTGTCATGCGCATTAATCTTCATCAAATCGTTATCGACAGCCGTAATCTGTTCGCCTGCCCGCTGTTCATAGTGCGCTCCACGCTGCTCAGCTAACTCTTCAGGAATTCTCGCCAACATAACATCACCGACGCCAATGACGCCAGAATGAATGCCATTTTGAATCGAAGGGGCGACAAAGTCGGGGTACTCTTCAGCACGAACAAGCTCATACCCCTCGCGGAGTTTACCTGCTACGTTCTTGCTGTCGTCGTGACCACCAGCTTGTACACGAATCCAACGATGGCGATATCCCGGAGGTGCTTCAGGTGCATCTAGGTCCGAAGGACGTACCCATGACTTCTTACGCTCCGTTTTTTGACGGGTTTCAGCAGCACGTGTTGTGCGATCAATTTTTTGACTAGTCATGCTTATCTCCTTACGTACTTAGCGTACTCTTCCAGGGGGACACCTATTCTTTTAGCCATGGCCACTTCACTAGGTGTGAGTTTTATGGTCCTGCGCCCAGTTTGGCTCACGGATAAACCGCGAGTTGCAGGTGCAATACCAGGGGCGTCTACATTGGTATTTACCTGAGGCTTACGAAACTTGTGCGGAAACTCCTTACGGACTCTCCGATTTAACTCATCATAGTATTCATCGCTTGACAAGTCAAATCCTTCTCGTTCTAGCTGATTATGGATGGCAAAGGTCCCATTAGTCATTACCTCGTCAGAACCAAACCATTCATTCTCCTCTGCCCACTGCTCGGCCTTTTCATCTGGGCCGCGCTGCGCTTGCTGTGGGGGTTGCTGATAAACCGGCTGCTGGTAGGCCTGTTGAGGAGCCTGAGGCTGAACCTTGGGCCGTTGTGCTGCAACGCGGTTTAATTGATCCTGTTGGATCATCAATTGCGACAAGAGTTTCTGAGCTTCGACCACGGCTCTGCCGTCGTTTTGCTCCACAGCGTTTTGCAGGTTTGCCTCTGCAATAGAGATCTGGGAGTCAATCCGACCCTTGCTCTCCGTGAGGTAGCCCTGGTCTAGGTTATAGACCTTGGCCTGCATCTGCTGGAGGTTTGCCTGAACTTGCTTGGCATATTCCAAAGCCGCCTGCTCACGACGCTCCGACTCCCGAAGCTTGGCCGTCATCTTTTCGATGCGCTTTTTGACCTTGTTGCTGTACTCCTCGTGCTCCTGGGTCCCGCGCTCGGGGGTCTTTTTGCCTTCTGAAGCGGCATTTTTTGCCTCTTCTTCGTCTACAGCGGCAATTTTTGCCGTTCCGTCTTCTGCGATCTCAACCTCGGCGCCCTGTTCGCCCTCGCCCAGGTTGAATTCCAGTTGGTCGTCCCCAGAAGGGACTTGTACTGCATCTTGTACATCTTCGTTCTCTGGCATGGTTTTTCTCCTTATACCATGTGCGTGATGTCGTCCGGATCGGCAATAGTTGCCAGGACTTCATCATCGTTCAAAATCCGAATCTCTCCTCCGTCTATGCCAATACGAGCCCCGGCATACCGACCAAAGACAATCCAGTCACCTTTCTTGCACCACGGGCCGTGCGGAAACTTCTCCGTATCCCCATAGGCCAAAGGCCCAGTAGATACGACATATCCACATACCGTAGCGATTTGTTGCCGCTCCACCGCTTGTTCGGCCAAAACAATACCGCTTTTGGTCTTCTTGGGTGGGCGAAATGGTAGAACTACAATGCGCCAGCCTGTTGGCTTGGGGATTCGATCCAAAATGCTCTGATCCATATTCTCAGGGCGATTCTGAAGCTCTTCCTCTTCCACCTTTTGCTCAGCCGCACGTTCGTCTGCCCACTTCTTTTGAAGCGCAGTCATTTCAGTCATCTATTTCTCCAATATTGCATGGCATCCGCCACGAGGTTAGGGTTTTTACTTCTCGCTTTCTACTTTCGTTAGTATCCGGGTCATTTCATCTTCGACCATTTGCAAGCCTCGGACCTCACCGACCAGGGTGTGGTAATGGTCCGAGTTCTTGACACCGCCGTAAATCATTTGCTCGCCGATCTCGTGTTTGCGAGACCGGACAAGTTTGTACAACTGTTCGACTAAATTTTCCATTAGCAGATTTTACATCCTTTTGTTTTTCGGGCTGCGCCCTGGCCACGTACGCTAACCATTCCGCCTGATTTATACGTTCCTACGCCAGGATTACCTTCTTCAGCCTCGTACGCGCGGGCCTCTGCGGGAACCTCTTCCATCATCTTGCGACCGGCTTTGTACTCGTCACGGGCTGCTTTGGCAGAAGTTGTAGAAATCTTGGATAGAAAGTCCTTCTCTCCCTCCATACCTTGCGTTGTCTTTTCCCGTGCTTTTTCTATCTTTGCACGCTCTTTCGGTGTCGGCTTGCGATACATCGGCATTTTTTGCTCCTAGTAGATTTTGGTGGGGACTTTGGCGTCTTTGCGCATTACTTCTTTGACGGGCCCAGGGACGCCCCCTGTTTTCATCTTGCGTGCTTTTCCTGCTTTAGACAGAGCAATGGCCACGGCCTGCTTGACCGCTTTGCCCTTGCTAGCTGGCTTGCTGGTGCCGATAGATCCGCTTTTCTTATACTTGCGGACCATCTCACCGATGTTTTCACTGACGACCTTGCGGCTGCGTCCGGGCTTTAATGGCATTTTGTTGCTCCATTTGTTTAAGTCGCATTAACGTTAAATCAGCCTTCTGGTCTGCAATAGCCTCTTGGGTCTCAAGTCTAGCGGCGTCAGTAACCATCTTTTGCTGCATTTCCTGGGTCTGCAGACCAATCTTCTGCTGCTCTGCCTGGATTCTAGCCTGATCAGCCTGGGCACGCTGAGCTAATTCCTGCTCTTTCAGCTTGATCAACTGGTCGGGTGCGCCCTCGCCAGACAACTGCGAAGACAATTGACGCAACTCGCTCATCCCTTGAGCCACCAACATGGCAACCATGGCTTCCTTCTGGATGTCCGACACAACGCCCTTGTTCTCAGGACCGTACTCGGCAAAGATCTGGGCCTCTACTTGCTCCTCGGCCTTAATCCGGACGTGCTCCAAGATGTGCTTGGTTAGGTTCATCGCACCCACGGGGTTAGCCTGCAGGATTGGGCTCATGCCTTGGAGCATGTGGCTCACTATATGAGCGTCATGTTGTTGGCCAGCAAAGGCTTTTAACTTCTTGCCGTCGATAGCGTCAGCGTTCTCGGTAGCCGGATCTTTGGGCCGTGGTTCCTGGGTATCGTCATAGTTCAAGACCATGTCAATGTCCCGCACACCAAGCGCCTCATACATCCGACGATAGGCCTCATACATATTGTGCATCTGGGGTGCAGACTGGGCCAGTTGCAACTGGGTTTGAGCCATCATGATGCGCTGGGCGCTGGAATGAACGTTGGGGTCTGCCACCGGCAGAACGTCCACACGGTCATCAAAGTCGTTTTTGAAGATCTTGCGATCGCCGCCTTCTACCTCGTACGGATACTCGTCCGGTAGATGCTTGGCCATGCAGTTAGCCAACAATTCAAACTCAAGCTTCTGGGCATAGTGCAGACGCTTGTGGATGCCCGACATAACATTGGCACCCTTTTCTAACATTGCTATTGTTGTACCCACTGCGGCCTGTTGGTTACCATCACCAACCTGCATATCAGCAATGCTGGCGAGCCTGCGACCACTGTCAATACAGAATCCCATCAGGGTATACAGCGTCTGGCTTGGCTCCTTGTACGGCAGGGGCAAGAGAGAACTAGATAGCTCCGCGCCGCCCGCGTCAATGTCTCGCCACTCACCCGGCTGCAACGGCTGATCATCGTCCGCGATCCGCAGACCACGAGCCTTAAATCCTGCTGGCAGGTTTGACAGCGTTCCAGCATCTAGCAATTGACGCAGTGCAGAAGTGGCCGCCTTGTTCAGGTTGCCAATCAGGTGTACCAGTCCATAGCCCATGCATCCGGGGCCTGGGAGGAACATGTAATGCACGTAATACTGCTCCGGGCAGCACGTTTCATCGTCCTCGTTCCAGTTACGGTAGATAGACAGAACCTTGCCGCTATCCTTGTCAAGGGTGATGATGTAAGGCTTCTTGATCCCGTTCTTGTCCTCAAACCCTGGGATGTCCATGAGGATATGCGCTTCCAAGAGCGTATATTCCTCGTCCATATATCCAGGTGTCTGCCCAGATACTCGGTCTTCCGCTTGAGTTATTGGCGTCTCACGGGGAGTAATTGGTGCGTCTCCCAAGTCAATATCTAAGTACGTGCCATTGACCTGGTTCTTGCGAAGGTCGTTTGCCGACATGGGAACAACCTGAATGCAGCGCTCGTTTTCCCAAGGATTGCTCGACCCATGGTAGGGCATGACAAAGTTGTCAGGCAAAATGAACGGCGACACGCAACGGTTCTTGTTCTTGTCAAAATAAACTTTCTTGAAGGCCGACCCACCATAGCCCACGTACCAGAGCATCTGGTCGAAGTCTGGCGTGTACTCTTTCATGACTGTGGTGATCTCGTAGTTCATGAAAGTCTTGACGCGATCTGCCTGCTGCTCACGTTTACGGTTGCTCGTACCAATCACCTGCGTGCGCACGGGCCCGCCCGAGGGCATGAGTTCCTTCATGGCCTGAGCAGAGAACTGCGTAATCGCTTCTGTCAGCAAGGGCACCGTAACGCCAGAGGCTCCACGGAATGGCTTGGTGCGTACCTCGTACTGGAATCCCAGGTTCTTCAATCCCTCTGAGTAGGTTCTTTCCCACTCTTCTCTGGAGGCAATGTCCGAGTCGAACAGTTCAAGGATCTCGGCGCCGATGTCAGTCAGGTCGCTCTCGTCAATCTTTTCAGCCAAGTTTTGATAGTGCTTGGTCTCGATTTCTTCGTCTTCTTCCTCACCGCCAACGCTTATCGTTGCACCGCCATCTTCGTCAATCTCGACGCTAATCGTTTCCTCTTCCGGCAACACCTCTTCTTCAATCTCTACATTTACTTCTTCGCCCATGGGCAGTTCAGAAGCGGTTAGAGCTTTTTCGATGTTGTTCAATGTATTCTTTTTGGCCATCACACTACCCGATCATATAAAGGTTTATCTACCATTCCGCCCTTGGCAAACTCATTGCCCCCATAGCCCTTTGGTAATTTGGTATATTCCTCTGATCTAAAAGGCTTGGGAATATGCTTTTCTTTTTCTGTGACATAAATTTTTCCAACTGTTTTTTCGTATTCGTTTAAAAAGGCTGCGATTTCCGAAAAATACTTGCTGGCAACACTATTACTTTTGCCTTTGATTTGTTGCACAATTACGTGGTTGGCATCGGGCTTGTTATTGTATGGGCTACGATAAATAGAAATAGTAGTATGAGGCTCGCCAGTTTTTGCATCTTGCAAGGAAAAGTGTCTTGCCACCCCACTAGTTAACTGCAGACAATAGTCGTCTCCTTTAATACAATGGCCCATGGCCGCTCCTTCTCGTCTTAGGGCCTCTTCTGTCTTGATTTCTGTCCATTGATATTTCTTGTTTGGCTTAAACCAGTTGTCCCGACCTTCAAAAAGTTCTTCTCTAGTGTACTTATTCACTGGATTATTCATTTGTTCATGAAAACGTTCTGCCCTAATCATGGCGTCTTCAAAAGTAAGGTTTTTAATTTGATTTGGGTTTAGGGTCACTAAATAATCGGTTAAATCCGACATTCTTCCCCTAAGCAAAGCGCCGCTATTAGCATCATACACAACATCGCCTTGTTTTTCGGCAAGCCTTCCGCGATCTCCAAGTACAGTTGGGTCTGCGAGAAGATTTCCCCCAGATTGAATGTCTGATCGGTAAAGATCCTCTACGCCTTGTTCTTTTAATTTTTTGTATATGATGTCTACGACTTGTTCACGAGTTTTGTTTCCTGGAGAAACATACTCAATGTCTGTCCACATGTCGTAAAGCTCATTTAAATCTTGTAATGCAACTCGTTTGCTTTCATGCGTTGAATCAGGGTCAGCTAATATTTCTCTTGATCGATTTCCTCGATCCTGTGGAAAATAATCAAGACCTTTAAAGTCCCCACGAATAAAAGCATCTCTTAATGGGTCATCTTGGCTACCTAATTTTTTTTGATAATAGTTTTTAAACTTAGAATTTATAAAATCGTTAGCCGCATCCAACTTTTTAATCATTTCTTCCCCACCTTGTTGTCTTCCATGGAGAAGCGAGTAGGTTGCTTTTCTTCCGTTCATTGCATCGTTAAATATATCAAAGCTTATTTCAACGTTAGAAGCAGGCGACGACGCGAATGTTCCACCTTTGGGTTTTACTATGGATGGTGCTCCCTGTTCCAATATGCTTCTTTGGTCAAGCACAAAATCCATCATCTGCTCTTTAGTCGCATCGGGATTGCCAGTTATCTTTCGGAAAACAGGCAACGTCATTTTCTCCGTGCCTGTTTCTAATGCTGCAATACCTTGCCGCGCCATGGCCCCAACAGGATAAGGACGCTGCAGTTGAACCTGGGGCAGCGCTGCGTCAAGCTTTAGGTCTTGCGCAAGACGGCCTATGCCCCGAGTGTACTCTTGACCAGCCTCGGTCCGTGGTTCGTACATAAACCGACCCGGTGAAATCTCCTTGGCAGGAACTCCCCGTGCCACGTCATACAAGATTGAGGCCGGAGCCGTCAGACCAGACGCAACAGCGCCAAGAGCTTCAACTCCGCCAACCGCCCTTTGGAGCGGTGTGTACACCTGGTCCGGGGTCGGTGCTTCGCGAATAACTCTCCCCTGCGCGTCCACGCGCGGGACTTCGCTCATGGTGGGTACAGAAACTCCTGGCCTAACCATGGGGACCGGAATATATTGCTCTGGCGGCAACAACGTTCCAACAGTCATCTGCTCCGCCATCTGGTCGTAGTTAACTTCACCGCCGTCGGCT